CAATTTGTTTATCATAAGAAACAATATCATTTATTTCATTATTTATTTTTGCTCCTTGATCATAATAATCTTCAACATTTAAATCTTTGCCAAGTACCTTAAAAATAAAACCAAAAGGTTTTACTTCTGCAGGTACATCTTTAACACCAGGAAAATCTGGGTAAAACCTATAATCAGAAGCTTCAATAAAAGTTTTTGTTGTTGCAAATAAAAATTTTCTAATCCAACCTTCAACAGCATTATCACCATCTATATACTCTCCATATTTTTCCATAAACAAGTTGAATTTTTTTTCAGCTATAGTATTCATTAATTCAGCTCTTGATCCTGGAAGTTGATTTGATGCAAGTTTATTACTACCTAATCCTGTAGGATCAAAATAATTATCTCCTTGCGTAAGATTAATTATTTTATTTTCATGTATTAATTTTACATGATAATTTGGTTTACCATTTTTATTAAATGTACCTGTGGGTTCTATAATAAGATTTTTTTTACCATTATCTATTTCTGTTTTCATTAACTCATAAATATCTACAGGTTTAGTTTTTTTACCATCTGGTGTAATAGCTACAAAACCAAATCTTTCTTCTTGTTCTTTTGGTGTTAAATTATTTTTTAACCAATTAGCTTGTGCTATTAAAGCAGAGTCTAATCCTTGACCTGTAAATCCTACTTCTTTTTCAAAACCATGTTTGACCATAGTTATTTCACCTGTACCATTTAATCTTGTTGCAGAATAACCTTGTCTATTCATAGAGTTTAGAGCCTGCATAGAAGCTTTATAAAACATTACTTTTCCTTCATTAGTATTAATATCTATATCTTTACCACCATACATAAGAGCTAATTGTCGTTTAGTATTTTCCAACCAAACTTGTTGTACTTGTGGTGCCATTTTTGTGCCATAATACCAAAGACTTGTACTTTCTGGTATAAACATATGTGCAAATTTATTTTTACCTTTTGGAAATAAAGTTTTTTTAAGCCACCAAGTATCTGTATTAATATCTTGCATATTAATAGTCCAACGCATATTACTTACTGCAACATCTACATTATCATCAATATGTTTAGAAATTTTTTCTAAATCTTTATCAAAATTTTTATCACCTACAATTTTATTAAGAGTTTCTGCTTTTACTTCTCTAGACTCATTACCACCTAAAATTCCAAATTCATTAGCTTTTATATAAACATTTTCATTTTCAATTGGTACATATGGAAACATATCATTTGATTTTATATAATTATATAATGCTAAATTTTTTTCAAATTTTTCTACCATTCCTTGTGTATTAAAATTAACATTATAATTACCTTCTAATTTTTTAACTATAGCTGTTGGTTCCATATCTTGATTTTTAAATACTTCCATAACAGTACCAAGTTGTGTATTTTCAACATCTGTTAAATTAGTATCATTAATTCCATATCTTCTTAATATAGCAGTTTGAAATAATTCCATTTGTTCATTACTTTCAAAATTATCAATTATTTCTCCATTATTAATTGCTTTACTAACTAAAGTTTGAACTTTAATATTTTTATCTACTATTTCAACAGCTTTACCAAATTGAGATTGAGATATATTAGGCATATTATTAATTACCCAATCTGTTGCATTACCAACTCCATCTCTAAAATTATGTACATCTAATATTGATCCAGCATCTTGTAATCCATCAAGATTATATTTAATATCAGAATTTTTAAGACCATTAATTTTAGCTCCTCTATGATCGTCATATAAACTTTTTACTTTAGATATAATTTTAGATCTTATTAAAGGATTTCTAATATCATTTGAGTATTTTTGAAATATAGGATTATTTACATTATCTGGAGTAACCATAAAATTATCTTGACCTGCAGCATAATTAGTAAATAGTTTAATACCTTCTACGTCACCTAATTTTCTCATTAAACTAAATATTCTTAATGCTTCTACTTCAATAATATCATTATTAAGATCTTTAGCTAATTGTGTACCTTTATATCTATTTGTACCTACACCTATTTCTTCAAATAAACCATAATTATGATTTAAATTTTTAAATACTACATTACCTATATGACTATTAATATCCATAGCACTTAAATTATCATTAGCTATAATTGTTTCTAACATTCCACCTGTTTCGGTTATAGTTTGGCTTTTTGTTTCTTCCCACCCTGTAAGTAAATTATTTGTTTTTTGATTTTCATAATTAGTAGTAGCATAAGACATATTTGCTAAATTTTTTTGTGATAATAAATTTTCTGCTACACTTTTATAAACTCTTGGAGTGTTAGCTAACGTAGTTTTAGAATAACTATCTATAGCATTTCTCATTCCATCTGGATCAAATTTAAATTTTTCTTTCAAATCTAAATAATGATCTCTAGTTGTTTTATTAAAATTATATTGCCAATCTACTTTTGCATCAGCTTCTGCTGTTTTTCTAAAAGTATCTGCTATTTCAGAAAGAGGTTTAGCTATTTCAGCTGCTATATTAGTTGTTGGAAACTTTGGTATTCCAATATTATCAGCAACACTAGCTTTTAAATTTACTAATTTTTTACCTTCTTTTAATGCCATTAGTTAGATCCTTCAGTTGCTGTTCTTATATTTGCAGTTTTAGTTATATCACTATCTAAACCATATTGACCTTGTGGAGTTTTATATGATTGTGCATATGCTGCAGTTTTAAATCCTGCTGCTGCTATACTTGCATAACCACCAAACTCTTTTGCTTTACCCATAACTTTAGTTGTGTAAATCATAGAATCCATTTTTTGATTACCACGCATCATATTAATTCTTATATTACCAATATCTTTTTGAGCTATTCTATCTATTTCTTTTTGAACAGATAAAAAATGTCTGCTATCATCATTGTAACCAGAACCTGCTACAATAGCTCTGTTTATTTTTTGTTTTTTAATAGCTTCTTCTCTAACATTTCTTTGATCTTGTAGAGCTTTTAATTCATTAAATTTTTTCTCATCTTCATAAGCTTGTATCTGTGCTTTGTTTGCAGCTTTTTGAGCTTGAATACCTTGATAAGTTCCAACTGCTTGAACACCAAAACTTATTACAGCTAATGTGACTGGATCAGCACTCATGCAAAAACTACCTCCACACTCATTCCTAATATCTTAATAGGTAATGGATCATCTTGTGATAATGTTACTGTTGGACTTTTATCATAACCTAAAAAGAAAAACTCTTTTTTTTCTGTAATAGGTGTTAAGTCCGAACCACCAGTGAAATTAACTTGTTGAATTACTAAAGACTTGGCAGTTCTGTCAGCGGCTTTGACAGTTAAATCTAAAGCAGAGTTAAGATCAATGATGGCTCTCGAAATTCTTCTTGGTAATCCTGTTAATGGACCTTCTGGTAATTCTTTATCAATTGGCATAGTTTCTATAATTGGTACATAGTTAAATCCTACTTTGACTCCTGTAGCATGAGGATTGTTTAATGTAATAGTATTTGAACCTGTTACAGTAAACGCACCAAGACTACTATTACCTTCTACACAATTTACAGAAGCATTAGTATATATTGAGCTAACTGTATGTAAATGTACTTTTATTAAAGTAATAACAGCATTATCTGCTGGACTAACTGCTAATGATTTATCTAGATTTAATGTATAAGATCCACCACCATTATCTGTTACTGCAGTTATTTCATATATAGTTGCATTACCAGCTATACTAAATGTTTCATGAACTTCTGGTGCAGATGTAAAACCATCAGCTATAAGTACAGCTCCACTTTGTGAAGCTCCTTGTACTAGAGGTGTACCTCTTTGACTAACAGTAGTAGTTGCACTGCAATCTAATGTAAGGTTATCATCATCTGCAAATTTTTCTAATGTATATACTGTAGATCCATTTAATATTCTTTTACAAGCAACAATTAAATATTCATTTAATGCTATTACAGAATGAAAGAAATCATTTTCTCTAGTTGACCATAATCCCCAACCTGCAATCTTTTCATCTCTTACTGAATGAAATATAGCCATAGCTCCATTATGTGTTGTACCACTATTTAAGAAAAAAGCATATTGTTCTGGTCTAGTAAAGTTACCTTTTATAATAGCTATTTGTTTAGGACTATCAATAAGATGTTCTGCAAGAATAGATACAGATGTTGATTTATAACCATCTTCAATATCTGAATAAATAAATTCTCTAACTGACTTACCATTTTTTTGAACAAAACCTGCTGCTTGATCAAACATAACTGGTGCAGTTCTACCAATACCATATGGTGTTTGTCTTAATACAGCTACATTACCTGGAGTAATAGTATTGTCTGTTGCTCTTGGTACATAATATTCACCACCATCTGTAAAAATTTGTAAATCTTTACCAGATAAAAAATGTCTTACTTCATTAACTTCAGATCCTGCAATATCTAAATCAATAGATTCATCTGCAGCTCCAGACCCTGTATCAAAATTAAAGTATTCAGATATTCTAGATGCTAATACAGATGCAGGTCTGTTTTTGACTCCACCAAACCATAGTCTATTATTATGAAATGATACTGCTTGTGGAAAGCCATTAATAGAAGATATAGTTTGTTCTTTCCAATTAAAATGAGGACCAGTAGTTCCTGTGTCTTCAATAACAGTTACTGTAATATTAGAAGCATCAGTAAATCCAGTTACAAAAACTTGTTTATCATTTACTTCTAAATATGTATTTACATAAGCAGATGTAAAATATCCAGAAGAAGATGTAAGTGTTCTACCTGTACCTGTTGCATGAGATGATAAAGTTACACTAATAGATCCATCAGCATATTTATAAAAAGGTTGTTTTGATTTATTTACACCACCTACTGTTACTGAATCATCTTCATCAAATGAAAATGTTTGAACATTAAATGCTGTTGCTGAAGATCTAAATATTTTTCTAATAGGATTATCTCTATGTGTTACAAATATTGTATCACCAAATTGTGCAAAGTTTAATTCAAACAATTGAGCTGTAGTCCAATTACAGTTTGTAGTTACATTACTAGATAATGCAGTACCACTAATATTATAAACGTCCATTCTATTATTAGACAAAGCTATAATAGCTATCTCATCATCAGAAAACACAAAAGGTATTAATCTACATTCTGCAGGAAGTGTTGCTAAATATGTAGTTCCAGGTCTTCTCATTACACCACCTTCTGCTAGTAATGAAAAGTTTCTGCATTGTTTAGCACCATTTATGTAAGCTGGAGTATCTGTACGAGTAGCAAGTAAAGGGTTAAGTTCCCCTGCTGAAAAGTTGGTTATTACAGTTTTTAGTGATCTTGCCATTATACATTAGTTCTCGTAGTATTTCGTAAGTTTATATATCTTGATGTATCTAATTTTTTGTTTGTAACTTCAGAAGCATCTATGTTTTTAGATATTAAAAATTGTCTATCTGCCATAGCTTTAAACTCTCTAATCATACCTGCATCTCTAGCAACAGAACCAGCAAATAAAGATGCTAGTTCATATTCTAATGCTAATCTAAAATGTGCAGGAAAGTATTCTTCTTCTACTCTGTAAATGTAATCAAGTATTAAAGAATGATTTGATCCATATGTGTTAACATAAATCATATCTTTATATCTTGTATATGGAATTATATAATCATTAACTGATAATGAAACTATATGTAAGACTCCAGGATTTGCAGGTAATTGATATGCATATTCATATTTAGCTTCTGGAGTTGTAGATAATAAAGATAATTGTTTTTGATTAGTTGCAAACTTCCATCTATGTCTGCTTAAAGATGCTTCTACAACATCTTCATATACGTTTGATGCAACAAGAGCTTCTGTACTACCATCAGAAAAAGAAGATATAGGTGAAGCTCCTATCATTACTAATGCTCTTGCACATATATCTACTTTTGTTGTTGCCATAAAATCCTTAAATTAAAGTGAGGGCGAGTTGCCTCGCCCACACAAGTATCATTATGCTAAAGCTGCAGTTGTGACTGTAGCTGCACCACTAGCTGATGATACTGATAGCACGTCTGCTGCTATAGTTCCACCTACGCCAGAAGTAACAATTATAATGTCACCTTGCTTTAGTTCGTTTGTTGCCGAGTTGAAGTAACCAGAAGCAGTTATTGTTCCGATTGCATCTCCATCTATATAGAAGAAAACACTATTACCACCAGCTTCAGCAATCTTTTTGATTGGGTTGTCTGTTGCGTATGCCATATTATCCTCCTATTACTCCGCACATTTCTGTATTCTAATACCATCAGAGTCAATCAATGTTCCACCTATAGATAACATAGATGTAATCAAGTGAGAAACTTTTTCTGGTATATAGTTTACTTCAGTTTTAACGTCAGTACCGACACCTAAACCAAGAGATGATTTATGGAAAGCTACAGTATGTCTGTCAGTTGAACCAGAAGTTTCTAGTCCACTGTGTACAAACCATAAGAATCCTAACCATCTTTTAGCTGTCATTCCTCCAGCATATGGAAGCTCACCTTCGCCTACATATTCTACTCTAGAGAATTGATCTAGGTTGATTAGATCAGACCATTGTTTTGGTCCTACTACCCAGTATCTTTGGTTATCATCTGGCACGTCATTAGTATTGAAAAGTTCCATCATAGCTTGAGCTTTGCCTAGATTCATTCCAGTACCTGTACCAGACGAGTTGTTAGCAAGTGCTGTTGCGTTTTCCATAATCTCTGTAATTACGCTATCAGTTTTTCTACCTAAAGCGTAAGCAGCAGATTGTGCAACCACTTGTCTTTCGTCAATGTTTACCTTTAACTCGTCTAACTTGTCAACGTAATCAGCTGCATAGTAATCAGTTAAAGTAGCAGACACATTGCTGTGAGAAAGATCCATTGCTACTACTTCAGCATGTCTTGCTTTAGTGTTAGCAGATCCTTTTGCTACCTTCTGAAACTTAACAGTGTTACCATTAACGCCATTCACTTGTCTTACTAGGTTCTTTAATTTTGAACCCATTCTTTGGTAAGCCATATGAACTTCAGCTTCGAATTGAGTTATAAAGGCATTTGTTATTGATGTTGCCATTATTAGCTCCTTATTGTTAAGTTACGTTTATTTCCGATTATCTTACAAATGCAGAGGATTGTTCTCCATTAAGGGCAATCATTGAACATTTTTAAGGTCTTGCAGCTAGAATAAATTTTAGAATGATTTTAAACAACGCACATTAAACCCATATTTTAGGTATAGTTATAACTTCACCAAATTCTAACTTACCTTTATCATCATATGAGTATGTACCAAATAATGTAATAGATTTCTTATCTTCTTTATAGATCCACATTTGACTACATACTGCATCAGCTGGTTTTTGTTTATCCATATCATCTTCAGAAATCCAACCAGTTTCAGATACAGCATCTAGCCAATGTAGATCCTTTTTTAGCTTTTTAAACTTAAAGGGAGTTTTAGCTATTATTTTTTTCGTACGCCTTTTCATACAGTTCTGTTACTCGTTTAACATATGCTGGATCACGTTTACTTGAATCCCAGTATCTAGGATCTTGAAGCATAGACTTCAGATCATCTTGATTGGGAGTAACTGATACCTGTGTAGGCGTAGTTGGTATAGGACTATCTTTTGTAAGTTTCATTATTTCTTCAATAGCCTTTACACCATCTGCTGTAGCAGCAATACTAGAAAAAGTATTATATGCTTCTGGCGATAAATGTTTTTTAGACCAAAGCTCTGCAGCTTCAACTCTTTCTTTTGCACTATCACCAAGTTTATCCATTTCAGCATTAGCATCTGGTAAAGTAGCAATAGCATTATTTACAAATGTATTAACTCCTTCATCAAATTGTTCTTGAGATAAACCATTCTTCTTTGCAGTTTCTTTCCACCATTGTACTATTTCCATATCATCAGATACAGAAACATCTACATTTTCTGGAAGCTCTGGAAGATTAACTTTATACTCCTCTGGAGTTCTAGATAACCTTTCTTGTTCAATATCTTGTCTAACTTGTTTAGAAAGATCTTCTGTTCTAGAACCTAATTTTTTTTCTAGAGCATTATAACTAGAAGCTAAATTTTCTAAATTAACTTCTTTTCTATCTGCGTCCCAAAATTTGTCTTGTACATATTCTGGTTTAGTTACCGCAGGTTGCTCTTGCGAATCTGTGGTGACTGGTGCATTGGCATTATCATCTACCATCTTGTTCTCCTTTTTTTATTCTTGTTTGTATTATACCTGCAAGAAATCTCATTCCTTCTAAATGAAATAACTGATTGCTATCAATGTTAGGACCTGCAACTGCTTCGGTAGTTATTGATTTGATATAGTCCAAGATGACTTTACCATCATCTCCTTTGAATAAGGCAGCAAAAGTTTTGTTAAGTTTTGATTCTTGATCAGCACTTCTAACATAACCATCAATTGATTTTGCTGGAATTGGTTTTTTTTCTTTTAATCCTTCCCACGCCATTATTGTGGAATCTCTCCTTCTGGTGCAGAAGATTGTAGTTGGCTTATTCTTTGTACTATCTGTTGTTGCTCTTGATCATCACGAATCAGTTTTTCTGGTAAGTTCATTTTCTGTGCCAGATATTTTGCTGTTTCATTTTGATTTACAATTACATTTATCATTTGTGGTCCAAATGTACCAGCTATAATTTCATTAAATCTGTTAACATCAGAAATGTCTTGCATATGTTGAGCTTTTGCTAATGGTGATCTAGCTGCAACTTTAACTTCTCTACCATTTACTTTAGGTAATTCTATTCTACCTTGTTTAGATAATAGTCTAATTATTCTTTTTAATAATGGGTGAATAAGTTCTGATTGTAGTCTTCCAAAAGAAGAACCTATCTGTCTAGATAGATCTGCCATTCTTTCAGAAACTTCTGTTGCTGTCATTGGTGTACCTTCTGGTCTTCCAAGAGTTTCCATGTATAAAGCTTTTTTAATATTCTGCCTCATGTCTTGTAAAACTAATTGAGCTACATCAAAGTTAGATGCAGCAGGAATAGGATTTAAACCTCTTGATCCTGGAGCTACTGGTATTAAAGATCCAGGCACTAAAGAAATATTATCTGGATTAATAACTCCATCATCTTCATAAGTATATACTCCAGATACTGCCATCTGTGCATTTTGTAAAATAAGTTCTATAGTTAAGTTACAAGTTTTAATTGCTCCCATTGCATTAAATATTGGTCCTCTACCATAAACTTCACCAGATGCTTTATTCCATCTAAAAACTAAATATGGATTAGATCCTTCACCTTTATAAATTTCTTCAAAGATAATTGATTTAGTATCTTCCATAACAACGCAGTATTTATATTTTTCTACATTGTCTTCATAAACTCTGTAAACAACTTCAATTATTGTACAATCTTTTTTCATTCTTAATGGATCAAAGTTTTCTGGCATTACAGCTTTAGGATATACAACAGATATGTGTTCTGGTTTTAAAACTCTTGTTCTATAGACTGTATCTATTCTACCATCTGGTCCATTCATTAAACAAATCTTTGGTAAAGGTATTGATGTAAATTTAACTGGATTTACTGCATCACCTTCTTCTACTAACATACAACCAGTACCAACAGCTAGATCCATAAAACATTCATGTATCTCTTGATTGAAGTTTGAGTTTTGTATTACTTCAAATACATAATCTGTTATTGCATCTAATTGTTTATTGACTTCTGGTTTTTGTTCTTCTGGTATTTCAACACCAGCTTGAAAGTCTGCCCATCTAGCAAATGTAGGAACAATACCTGCTTGTAATCTAGATGCAAATTCTTGTACTCCTACTACTGCAGTTTCATCAAATATCTTATCTGTTCTTTTTTGACCTGGAGATTCTTCATAAAAAGATTCTCTATTAGGTAAACAATACTCATATGCTTCTTCAAACTTCTCTCTCCAATGATCTTTAACAGATATAGCTTCTTGATATTTTTTTAATATATGATCTGCAGTATTCATGATTTTTTAAAAAACCTTTCTATCTTTACTATCATTTCATTTATAAAAGGAAACTTTTTTCTTATTTTATTTATTATTCTCATTTTCTAAACCTTTTAGTTTTAGCAGCAATTGCTTTAGGTTGTTTAACAAATTGTTTACCTTTTTTTGCACCACGAGCTTTAGCTCTATTAGTTGCAGCTTTTTCTTTTGCAGATAAACTTTTCCACGCTTTATCAGGTAAGTATCTTCTTTTACCTTCTGATTTTTTTCCACTGCTTGTTCTCCATTTTTGTTTGCTCCATTTCGAAAGCTTGTTTGACGAAGACTTAGATCCTCTATAGCCTCCACCTGCTTTCTTATAAATCTTGACAGCAAGTTGCATAGCTCTCGCACTGTGTTTCCCTCCCATTCTTGCTTTAGCTTGAGCTTTAGCTCTTGCCCATAAAGCAGGTTTTGTTTTTTTTGCAGTAGCCATTATTTTTTCTTTTTATGTCTATTTGCAAAATTTCTAGCAGATTCTACACTTCTAAAACCCCAAGCTCTTAATGCTAAAGCTTTTCTTGTAGGTCTGCCTTTAGAGTCTTTCATTGGTCCTTTCATTCCTGCAAACCTCGCAGCAAAGCTGACCTTCCTTTTAAAATTCTTTGTACCTTTTGGTGGAGTTTTTTTAACTGGTGGTTTAAGGTTAGCTCCTTCTTTTCTTTTAAAGTAAGCTCTACCTTTTGCAGTTAGTCCACCTTTAGGATTTTTATGTTCTTTTCTCATTAGCCAAAAAAGCCTCTACCACCAGCTCTGGCAAATAGAGATCTTGCTCCTATAATTCCTTTTGCTTTTTTTTCTGAATATACTTTAGCAGCATTTTCTGCATCTCTTGCAGCTTTTTCTTCAGCAGCTCTTTCTGCAGCTAATTGTTTTTCTAAAGCATCATTTCTTGGTGGTGGAGATGGTTTTCTAAATATTCCGCCCATTATCTGTCCTCCTCTAAATCGTCATCAAAATCAATATCATCTAGATCATCAGATGTAAGAGAACCATATCCTGCTTCCATCTCTGCGATTAAATCATCTTCTTGATCATGAAGATCTTTCATCTCATCTATTATTTCTTGTATCGATTTTTTCTTTGGTTTTGGCATCTTGATCCCAAAATGACTTATATCCTGCTTTAATCAACGCACAATAAAGTTGGTAAGGTGTAAAGATCCACCACTTGTAATAGCCTATTAATCTCATAATAAAAGCAACGCAGGTAATATCTTTTATACGAAGTAGATGCCATTGATCTTTAACAGGACATCTTAATACTTTAAAACCTTTTAAATAAGCTAACATATCTTCTAGCTCTTGTTTATCTAGAAATGATAATCTTATACCTGCGTGTGTAAACTCTAAATGAACCCAAGCATCTTTTTGTGAATTATAAGATATAGCTCCACAATGTTTAAAACCTTTTCTTAAAAAGAATAACCAATCTGAATAAGGGTGGTCTTCTGCTTCATAAAAATATATTAACCATTCCTTTTGAACAGATCCCATACTTTCCTTTTAGTTGCTTTCTTTGTTTTGAATACATCAAAATCTCTACTAGCTATAGTTGGTTTAGATCTAGGTTTACCTGCTAATATAGATCTACCTTCTCCAGCTCCCATCATTAAATATTGTAATGCATCATGAACGTGAGAGTATCTATTCTTCAAAGGTTTCTCATCATATCTATCTCCAGATACTTGTAGTCTTCTATAATGATAACCACCATTAAAACCTTTTTTAAGATTTACACATTTTCTGTCTAGCAAGAATCCTGGCTTACCATCTAGTAATCTAGATAGAGCTGCATCTACAGCTTCTATTCTTAAAGCTACATCATTTGATGGAGCAGGTAATGCATTAAGTCCTTGTTGCCTCATAATTTGAAATGGTGTTCTTTCATCTGTTTGTGATCTAAAATCTCCAGCAGGATCACCATAGATATGTACTTCATAACCTTTATAATATTTAGCTATCTCTGATCTTAATAATTCAGAAAATCTTATGACTCCCATATCAAAACATACTAGCTCGTTTATAATATGCCATCTACCTGTAACTAATCTTTGACCAAAGACTGCTGCAGGTGTAAGTCCAAAGTCAACTCCAATGTATATAGGTTGATGTGGACTTAATTCTAAATCTTCTTTTGAGTTATGTATTTCTTCTTTGAAGTTTGGATATACAGGTTTACCTTCTTCAATAGATCCTAGCTTGTTTAAAACATAAACATCAATCCACCCTTTAGTCTTACCTCTAATAATATTAGAATAATATTTTTCTGTTAAGTTTGATTTGTTTTCTGCATTATCTGTTGGATCATAACCTATAGTCATTCCATTTTCTTTTTTTTCTATCATAGCAGAAGGTTGAGTATAGAAGCTCCAGTTATCTGGTTTGACTAACATTAAAGCTTCATCTCTTGATAGGTGATCTGGTACAGGTACATCACCTGCCATAATTGCCCACCAATGATCTTCTTCTGGAGCATTGGTATCTGCAATAACTCCATACCAAGTAGCTCCACCTTCTCTCATACTAGGAAACCTTCCTACCCTCATTGTACAAGCATCAATAATTGATTTTGGTATTTCTCTAGCTTCGTTTACCCAAACGCCTGTAAGCTCTAGAGATAATAGTTTCTTAACATCTTCTGGTCTATCAAGAGCAAGGAATATAACTTCTATATCTAAATCGTTTTTAATTATTCTATGTGTATAAGGAACACTCCAGGCAAAGTTACCCCAGACATCTTCTGGAAACCAATCAAGCCATGTTTTAATTGTTGTTGTTCGTAGCTGTGGGTTTGTATTTCTAATTACTGCCCATCTTGATTTACGAATACCTTGTTCATTCTTTTGTTGTAATAAAGCTCGTCTAAATATTTCAATACAACATGATACCGATTTACCAGAACCTACTGGACCTCTTATACCTCTAAAGAAGTCATCAGACTTCATAAAGGTTTTTATAGTTTGACCATCTGGCTTGTATTTAAAATTAATCGACATTTGTTCCTACGTTTTGTTTTAACAGATTATAGATAGTTTCTTCACCAAAAGCTTCTACTAATTTATCAGCTTCCTTATCTGTTATCATATGCGTAGGATAATATTTTAGATGAGTATTTTTAACAATTGTTCTTAATCGTCTTCTATCTTTTAAACTTAAAGTATTGATGAACGACATTCTTCTACCTTTAGTTCAAGTAGTACAGCTTCTAGTATTTCAGCTTCTGTACCATATTTTTCTTCAAAATTTTTTTTATCTAGATGAATACCTGTACACCCTTGATGATGTTCAAAGCATAATGGGATAACTTCAAAATGAGAAGATCTCCTACCCATACCTACATTGCCTTTACCATTATTTCTTATATGGTGTAAGGTAGCTGGTCCTTTACATACATAGCAACCAAGTTGTGCTACCTTATCCATATGCAGTCTTTCTGCTTTTGTTGCCATTACTTTTTCTTTTTGGCAGCCATTATTTTCTTTTTTAAAGCAGGTGGTAGGTTTTTTTTTTTTTTTTTTAAGCCACTGCTTTTGCTTGGTCTTCCTCGTTTTGAACCATAGGTTCCTTTTCCATAAGGCATGATTTTTGCTCCTCTGTTATTTCTTCATATGTAGATCTACAACCATCTGGTGTTGCTGCTGATGCCATCTGTATAGCTTGTATATCATTATCTGCAGTATATACAATCTCTCTTTTGAGAGAATCATCTTTCCATATATTTACTTTGTAATTCATATTTCCTCCTTTGTGAATGAGGAATGGAGCTTATCTAAATAAAAAAAAATTTTAAACGCACTAACGTCCTTGTGAGTTATATTTCTTCCAAGAACGCTTCTTGTGTTTGTTCATACTAGACATTTTTGGTCTTCTGCCAATGCTAGTCTTTTTAGGAATACGTTCGTGTTGAACTATTTCTTTAAACTTTGGTTTTGCCATGATGTACTATTTTGAACCCTGTTGTCTGTGACATACGCCTCGTCAGCCAAGGCTGGTGAGTTTCGCCCCCACCCTCCGAATCTGTCGATTCGAACTGTGTGGGTGCGTACCAACGCCTCACGATAAGTCAATGTTGATTTTAATATCACCTTGTATATTGTGGGCGATCCGATCTGGTGCTTTCAATCCCACTCGATCTAGTATATCTCTGGAAGCTTCCAGCTGCACATACTCCGATCTCGCTCCTGTTGAAAGCTCAATCAGTCGTTTACTCGCACTTACTGCACCAAGTCCTAGCGTCTGTGCTACTCTCTGTTGCATATAAGCTTGTACCTTTGGTAAACGTAGTGTGCGAGAAGCACTTACTCTCGCTGCTTCTTTGCTTCCTTTACTTGAATATCCTGCCTTTTCTGCTGCTTCCTTTATACTACACCCTGTTGCTACGATAGTATCAACGAGCTGTCTTTGCTTGTCTGTTAGATCATCTTTCATAATCAATTATTATTCTACCCTTATAGGTACGTAGGTTTAATTTTATGTCGTGTCAAGCAAAAATACAGCACTTTAGTTGTTCGTCAAACTCACAATACTAGATGTAGTTGCCTTCGGCAAAACAGAGTCTTCTCGCCAAAAGCTATAGGCTTTTGTCTGCGAGGACGCCTCCCATACGTGTTTTGCCCTTTGCATATTACAAAGGTGCAAACCACTCGTAATCACATATGTCATATGTAGATTACTCGTTACACTATGGGTCCCTCCACACACACGTGTTTACGCTAGACTAACAAGGAATCCCCTCTACCTATCAACAGGACTGATTGTCCACGAGGAACAATGCAGTCGCAGGGGGTAAACCCCTGCCAAGCTGTTGACAGGTGAGGACTCCCCTTGTTGTCTGTACGCTACCACGTTATGTGGACGTTAGTCTAACAACAAGGAGGTACTTATGGACTATGTTAAATACTATGAGTTAATAGTTGATGACTCTAATAAGATGAGAGTTAATGAGCTATGTAGCTTAAAAGAAGAAGCTATCGCTAAAGGTGAAAGTGACAAAGTTGCTGAAATCAATAGCGAGTTAAATACACTAACAAATGGAGGTATATATGACGTTAGCAAGTGAAGTACAATCTGCTGATTATTCTGACAACAGACTAAATGATATGTCTGATGTATTAGATTCAGTAGATATTAGAGGTGGTGTTAAAGCATTATTCAATAATGTAATTACACCATTTGCACAACACAAAGACTGGTCTATGTTAGCTGAATGGAACGCTAACAGCATTATCGGTTGTTTTCAAAGACATTTGGAACAATGCATTGCTAGTTCTGATAAGACAAATGATCTTATGAAGAATGCTTTGAGAGAAGACACAGGTAATGAAATATCTATGCTGAATGTAGATAAACTTATATTCAGACGTGATGCACAGGCTTTGAATATCAAACGTGCAGAAATGATACTAGATGAATTACATCTTGCATATGAAGTTGCTTTTGAGAAAAAGTTTACTCCAAAAGCGAAGTCAGATGTAAAAGATGTGACTAAACAAGTACAGATGAGGGAGTACAATATAGCTAGATTAAAAGAAGCTATGTCTAAATAATCTGTATTATAAGCCCAGCGTTGTAAAAGACGCTGGGTTTTTTTTATCGTTATGGACAATTTAGAATGGTTCTAAACTATAAAAAACTTATCGTTCGGCGTTGCAACTCACTGGCGTTGCTGCCGAAATTCATAAACCTATAAGGAGGAATACTATGGATAAAAATAAGATACATAAAACTAAAAATTATAGCCTGTTTAAATACCTAAAAGGTAACAGAGCTGTAAATGAGCTTCATGTCAGAAGACTTGTTGAAGCTATAAAAGAAAAAGATCTGCAAGTACCTATTATTGTAGATGATAAAATGTTTGTTGTTGAAGGACAACATAGATTGGAAGCATACAAAATTGTAGGTCTTCCAATAACATATATCATTAAAGATAATGTAGGTCTTGAAGATGTACGTAAGCTAAACTCGGTAGCTAGAAAGTGGACATTGACAGAATATTTGATGTCATATGTCAAACTAGGTAATCATGATTATGAACTATTAGAATGGTTTCATAGAACATATGAGTTTGGATTATCAGAGTGTATAGCTATGTTAAATGACAAAGGCTATTGTGCTAGTAAAGAAATAAAAGATTTCAAGAATGGCGACTTTGTGTTGAAGAATCTTGAACAAGGCAAAACTTGGGCAAGATCTATAAACAAAGTTGGTGAATACTTTCAGTACTATAAAAAGAGATCTTTTGTATTAGCTATGGTTGTTTTAATGCAACACCCTAAATTCAAATGGAAAACATTTGAGAATAAACTTAAGAACTTTTCTGCCAAGTTGAAGAATCAAGGAAGTAGAAATGATTTTATAGTTAATCTTGAAAGACTATACAATCATATGACACCAGCAGATAAAAGAATCAGATTGGAGTTATATGAATACAACAGAAACTAAAGGAGTAGATATGTTACATAAAATACAAAACTGGTTAATGAATGTTGCAGCTAAATGGATTTGGTTTGCAATTATGTTGCCAATTAGAATCGTTCTAGGTTTATGTTTTGCTGTTGCAAAATATATGCCTAAAACAGTTCAACTACCATACAAGGTAGTTAAAAGAGAAAGTGACGAAAGGAGATGGTTCAACTAATGACGTTTATAATGCTAGTAATAATTGCAGTAATCATTGGCTATGGTATTGTACTTGCCAAGGAAACCCAAGAATACGTAGATTCTATTAATAGAAATATTAGAGAAGAAATAGAATATCAACGTATGGAGAGGAAAAAACTATGGGAAGATACAAACAACAAATCCAAGACGAGCTAGATAAAGCTCACTATGATTATGCAGAATGTAAGATAGAACAACAAGAGTTTCTATCTAGAATAACTGCGTGTGGTATTACACTTCCGCAGGATATACAGGAGCATATGGATAATGCCGAAGAAGCGAGATACGAATATAAAATATCTCAACATGAAAATAAATTCTGAAGAAATATTTATTCTAAAGAAAGTATTGCAGAGATATTTATTAGAACAGGAAGCACTATGCTATACAGATACTAAACGCATAGATGCTTATCCTGTGTATGAAAGGTTACTCCATATAATTTCATTGTATGAATTAAAGAATCCTAAAGCGTAGAAGGTCAGCTTCATGACCTCTCCCTCGCTTGTTAGCAGGTTAGCGTTGCACCTGTAGGATATAAGCAACGCACATAGCTCTCCCAGAACGAGAGAGCATTATGTAAGAAAGAAAGAAATATAATCCGAAAGAGGTATATATGAATGGCGTTATCAAAAAACAGATAGAAATACTACGCACAAATGTTGCAGAGGTGATACC